TTATCTTGTATAAAATCTATAAATTTTTTAAATTCACAAGAAATTAATTCATAATCAAACTCTTCTGAATTATTTCTGTTTTGGTCAAAGTAATTTAAAGGGAGAAAATTTATTTGTGAAATTTTATCTAAATTTAGTGATTTTAATGTTTCTAAGAATTCTGAATTGATTTCTTTATAGTTAATAGAAGTAATAGTACTATTAATCCGAACTTTCATATCTAATGAAATAGCATTTTTTATAGCTTTTATAATTTTTTCAAACGCATTTTCAGTTTGAACTATCAAATCATGAGTATTCTTAGTTCCGTGTAATGAAAATAATATTTCGGATAATCCTAGATCTTTTAATTCTTTTAATCTATTAATGTTTGTAAATCCATATCCATTACTTAAACAAGATATTTTATTGTTAATATCAAGTGATTTAATATATTTGATATATTCTGGTAGATTTTTGTCTATAGACGGCTCTCCGCCGGAAATATCGAAATCTCTACAACCTAATTCATATAACTTTTTAATTCTTTTAAAGATTATATCAGATGAAGTCTTTTCGTTTAATTTATGTTTATAATAACAAAAGTAACAATTATAATTACAAAATGTTCCTATATCTACTTTTGCTCTTTGACATCTATTTTCATAATTTTCTTTAATCTTAGGTAAAAGTTTTAAAGTACTTATTTGTTGAAGAGATTTTGAATTATCCATTAAAATCTACCAAAAACATTATCTTCTTTAAAATGAAATTCTTCAGCTTTTTCTGACTGTTTGTCTTTGATATCAATTAATTCATCAAAGTATTTTTCTAATGTATCAAAAGGTGAATTTATATCTAATTGTTCTTTTTCTTCAATTGGCTCTGAATCAAATTTATCATTAAATTTATCTATTTCATTAACATCATCATGAACATAAGATTTACACATCAATTTCATTACATTTTTTTGTTTATTAAAAATAAACATATTATTTAAACCCGGTGGATCTAAGTCAAAGTTTGTGATTTCTAATATTTTTCCGCCAGGAAGAACAATTAAAGAAGAAAGAAGTTTATGTAACATTTTAAGTGTAATATCAATTTCATTTTTAGAATTCTGAGATTCTTGGATCTTCTCTAACATTGTTATTTTAGAAACAAAGATATCCATAGTTTGACCCATTGGCATTCCGAACTGTGTTTCTAATCTTTCATATTCATTAAAGTCATCACTATTTTCCGGTAATCCATAAACTTCAAACATTTTAGCAGAATCTAATTTAATATGTGAATGATCACCGAAAGTATCTTCTTTATTTATTCTATCAGCTAATAAGATCTTTAATGGAACTCCATAAATTCTTATTACTTCTTCTGTTAAACTTCCAGTTAAATCATATTCATTATTTCTTTGATTTAAGTTCATATCTTTTCTTTTTAACTATTTATCCTAAATATCAATAAATTGGATTAATTCCATAATACAAGCACAAAGATTTAAGTTTTTATCACGGACTTTTGAAGACATATCTTGATATTTTGCTAAAGTTATAATTGCTTGTGGTTTCGCTTGTGGTTTGAATATATTCAAATGTTTAAAAGAATATGTATAAAAACTATCCGGATTTGGTAAATTATACAAAGTTTCAATTATTTTTTCGAATGATTTAGATTTAATACTACTAAGTAATGTATTAAAATCACTACTTAATTCAATATCTTTAATAATCAATTCATTATTAACTACACATCTTTGAAGAAATGCTACCATACTTCTCAAAGAAGGTAAATTTTGTTTTATAACATTAACTACATCACTTTGATTATATGTAACATTTTCATTTTTAAGAATATACTCTAATCTTTCAAATATTTTCTTAATCATCTCTGGTGTATTTTTTGTTATAATATCATCTAGGTTATATATTTCACATCTATTAATAATAGGTTCAATGATTTTGTTGAGGTAATTGCACGTAAGAATAAATCTACAATTACTTGAAAACTCCTCGAATATTGCCCGAATTCCCGCTTGTGCGGAATCAGATAATCCATCGCAGTTGTGTGTTATTATTCCATTTTTTGAAATTATAGTGTGATTTTTGTGAACTGTTAAATTTCTCACTTTTCTAATACCAACTTTTTTAATAGATACTATTTTCATTGTTTCTCCTAAATTGTGATAATAATTTTAATATTTTATCTTTAAAATCTAATTGGTAATTAGAAAATTCAATTTCATCATAATTTTCTTTAAACCAATCTTCCGAAATATATTTAAAACTTAAATTATTTTTTTTACAATAATTTTTTAAAGCAAATTCTTTGTTTTTTATTTGTTCTTTCTGTTTTTCAGAGTTAGGTTTTATCTCATATAAAATATTATTTTTTCTATCTATAAAATCAACTAAGTAGTTTCTGTTTTTATTCTTCTTAGTATCAAAATAAGGTATAATTACTTTTTCATATTCTAGGGATATATTTCTGTTTTTATTATATATGTAGAAATAAAGTTCCCATGAACTTCTAAAACTTATATTATCTGTCTTATATAAATCAGAATTTTTTCTATTAAACCATGAATTAGTTACTTTAGGAGTCCATTCACCATTTTTGATTTTTTCTTTCAAGCGTTGAGATTGTTTTTCTAATATTAATGGATCTCTATCATAAAATTTTATAGATTTATAATAACATTCTTTATTTCCACAAGAAAACTCTGCGCCGATTTGTTTTAATTGTATTTTATCATTTTTTACTATTTTATCATATTTTAAATACTCTTTACCACAACCTTTACACGTGTTTTTCATATCATTTTCTATAATATTATTTTTAATAAAAGAAAAATCATGATTTTGTTGTTTTCTTGTTAAAATTTTGTTTTCAAAAAATATTAAATTATTTTGAAGAAATGATTTTCTATTTTCTGAGTTTAATGATCTATATAAAGAAATAATACCTCTGATATATTCAATACTTTTACCTTTTAAAAATTTTTTCATTTCTTGAAATTCTTGAAATGATAAAATTTCTTTAAAAATAGAATTTTTATATTCTACACAAGATGGTTTTTTACATTCTCTTTTATCTAAAACATTTGATTTTATTTTATCACCACAATAAGGACATTTTTCTTCATATTTCAAAATTGATTTATCAGTAATCCTGGATTTAAAAGATTTTTTAGTAATTACCTGATTGAAGAATTCTTCAAAATAAGGAAATACTATATCTTTATATTTTTCTATGTTTTGAGAAACATAATAAGTGAATTTTTCATTTTTATTTTCTTTGTTCTCTATACCAAGTTTTATTCTTTCATTTTTATGATTTTTATAAGAACAAGTTTTCAAATATCCTTCTTTGAAATTTTTGAATTTTGCATTTTTTTCACAAAAAAGACATTTCGGTGGCTCTTTTAAATTTTTAGATTTTAAATAGAAATCTTCCAATGAATTAATTTTATACTTTTTTAGATAATTATATCCACCTATTTTAAAATATTCTTCTTCATTAATTATATCATCTCTACATACTACATCATCACCAATTTTTAACCCGTCTAAAATTTTCTTTTCTGTGATTTTTTCGTTTTCTCTTACAATAAAAGGGTGATTATCAGTAACTAAAACTTTTCTACCATCTTCCAGTTCTACTTCAAATACTTCTTCTTCCTTTTCTGAAATAAGTTCACAAGTGTCATATTCTATTATATTCTTTTCCATATTGTAAGATTTACATTTATATTTTTTTCCAAATTCCAGATCTTTTAAAGGTAAATAATATTCAGTTTTATTATTTACTAAAAGCACTTCTTCGTTTTCTTCCAAACATTCATCCAAAACAACCAACTTACACTTATCATTAAATGCAATACTACTCGCAAATTGTCTGATTTTTCCTCTAAGAGTATCTATACCATTATCTAGTGAAGCATTTATAAAAAGACACTCAAATTGTCCTTCTTTTATAATTGCGTTTGAAATTGAAGTTTTTCCGGTGCCCGGAGTTTCAGAAGTTAAAAGAATATTTCTAGGATTTTTGATGTATTCTTTAAAAGAATTAATGTAGTGATCTGGTAAAACTAGATCTTCTATTCTTTGTGGTCTATATTTCTCCATCCAGATTATTTCTTTATCATTAGTAATCACTTTTTCTCCTTTGTAAATTTAATTTAGTGTATTATAACATATTTTCTTTAATTTTCTTTTTAAAGAAGAATTAAGAAAATTTGTTCGAAGAAGTTATTTTGATTCTCAAAGTGAAAGTTATTCTTATATATAAGAAACTACTTTCAAAAGTCAATTTCATTTTGATTTTCTCGTAGACTACGAGTTTCAAAATGATTTCTTAGAAAAATAAATGTTTTAGAATAATAGAGAAGTCTCTGTAAAAGAGACTTTCTTTAGAAGAAAAGAAGGTTTTAGAATTAGAAGATTAAATTCCAGGTTATTCTAAAAGATACTGTTTGATCTTTTACTTTACCTTTAAAGACTCTTGTAGCAATAAGATTATCATCAGAAAAAAGTCCAGCCTCAGTATAAATTACACCATTTCCGTTTCCATTGAAAGCATCAGCGCTTATATTGAAAATGTATGAAATACAAGGTTCAGAGATATCTAATCCTGTAAGTTGAATATCAACAGTACTATGATCATTTGTTCCGTCTCTTACGTCTGAAGCAGAAGTAATTACCATATTTCCACTTGGTGTAAATGTTATTTCATTCCAAGTATCACCTTTTTTATCCGGATCTCTTAAACAAAATAGATCAGTTTTAGTATGATCAAATCCTTCTTTTTCTGTTTTAGGGGTTAAAATATCATTTCCTATGTGACCTTGAGTTCCAAGAACTAATTTATTAATTACATTCTGAGTACTTATTCCACTTATCAATTTTGCAAATACTACGCGAGCTGTATCTACAACTATATTGTGATTTTCAAAACAATCAATAACATTTCCATTTTTGTCTATAGACTCAATTTTGAAATATCCTTTGATTTTTTGAAAATTTTCAAATAATCCTTTTAATTCTGTTTTTTTCATTATATACCTTTAAGATTTCTCTAAATCAATACCGTGTTTTACTAGAGTTAATTCTATATTTCTTGTTGAAGCTTCAATTTTTGCTAAATTACCTTCCATTTGTTTTACTCTTTCAATTACAACATCATTTTGAGTTTGTAAAAGACCCTTTAACATATCCATAGTTTCTTTAGAAGTAGCATTAATACCATTTATATATGTTGAAAGATTTTCAATTTTTTTATCATTTTTCACTTTGTAAAATAAAATAGAAGATACTATAGCAAATGCTAAAAATATAATACCACTGGCATCTAAAGTTTGAAAGTTTTTTGCGGCTTCAACGGTAGGCCCCAATGCATCTAATACCGGTATTGAAATTTGACTTGTTTGACCTTCCATTAATATTACCTATTTAAAATCGACTTTATAATTTTATCATTTTCTTTATAATTTTTTTCAATTTTTAAATATTCAAATTTACAAGACTTGTAACTTTTTAATAAATTTTCATATGAATTAATCAATTCTTGATTATTTGTTATTTTTGGTTTCTTTAAAGAGAATGATTTCTTTGGTATATTCTCAAAATATTTATAATTCATTAATTTATTTTCTAATTCTTTATTTTTGAGCTCTTGTGAAAGAATCATCTTTTTCAACTGTTTGTTTTGAAGGTCTTGATGAGTTTGAATTTGTTGAGTATTCTGATTGTTCGTCGTCGAAGTTATCATCCCACAGCCGGTTAAAGACAGCAAAATTAGTAGATTTATTATTATCGAAATTAATCCCAGAATATTTATAATAAGTATCTTTAGGTTGAATCTCATATATCAGTTCCCTTTTTTTCAAATTATCAAGTACTTCTTCTTTATTTGATATATTTATCTCTTTTATGTTTTCAAACGTTTTCAGCTCTTTTTTATCTAAAATTGGTTTAAGTTTTTCTCTAAGAGCATCAATACTTCTAACGTTTGTGTTAGAAATATGAACAATCTGAAGAATTTTATTTTGAAGTTGGATTATATTTTCATTAAGTTCTTTAATAACATTGTCTTTTTCAATTAAATCATTTATTAGCATATCATTTTTAATACTTAAATTATATTGATAATATGATAAAAATAAAAATACACCACAAAGAAGTATAAGAAGTTTGATTTCTGTTTTCATTTTATCCTAACATTTTTAGAGTATTTTTTCTATATTCCATAACTTCCCTATGTAATTGCTGGAATGAGTTATCAATATTGATAATATCTTTTTCTAAATCATCTAATTTTTTATCAGTATCTGGTTTTAGAATAAGTGATAAAGAAAATCCCAGAAACAAAATTATAAATCCAACTTCCATCATAATGAAACTCCTTAAAAATCATTAATTATTTTTAATTTAATATCAGATAGATTTTGTTTTTTCATAAGTTCTTCAAATTCTTGAACTGCTTGTTTTGAATTTCCAACAAAATCATCTGAATACGTCTTACCAAGTAAAATACAACCTAAAGTATGATCTTCTGTATTACCAGAATGTATCATGATATATCTTTCTTTAGGAACTATATCGTTATATACGTGAATTTTTGGACCTTTTGAAGGAGACACTCTCCAATATATATTATAAATACCTTGGGGTATTCTATAGTCTTTGTTACTTTCAATTCCTTCTTTAAAATTTTCCAATGTATAACATTTAAAACTACCAAAAGTTAATTCACCTATTGTTGAATTTTTACCTATTTTAAAACGTCTTAATATCATTTCCATTTCAAAATTCCTAATATATTATATTAATATATTTATCTTTTTTAATGAAAAGATTCTAAATACTCACATTAATTTACCAATTACAGTTTTCAACTGTTAATTCTTTCTTTTCACCTATTGTATTAATATAATCTCTTAGGTCTTGTATAACGTCATAAAGTTCATAGTATTTTAAATATGTTTCAACTTTTTCGAAGTTTAATTCTTTTTTTGCTTTTAAGAATTGTGTTAAAATACTACTTTCAATATTAGAAGGAATTTCTGAATCAAGAACTAATTTCTTATTTCTTTCATAATTAAGTCTATAAATAGGATTTGAATCTAAATAATTATCTAAAGATCCAAATTTTTTAATCATTTTATCAACAGTACTTTTTCCAAATCTCAAAGTTTCAAATACTTCAGAATTAGGATATTCTTTAAAGAATAATTCTTTTATCTTATTTTGTGTAACATAATCTAAGTTATAGAATTCTAATTCTGATTTTTTATAAAATTCTTTAAATTCTTTTGTAAATTCTGAAAAATCAACAATTCTTGGAACATTATCACTCTTATCCCCTATCAAAGGATGGTAAAATTCCATTTGACGCTCATCATCTATTACGAATTTATTAGTAATACTACTATATTGTTTAATATCTCCAAATTTATGAAGTTGTTTGAAGTCTTTATCTGGAGAAAGTATTAAAATAGGTTCAAAATTACAATATTTTCTTGTTAAAAAACATATAATATCGTCTGCTTCTGCCTTTTCAGTATTGATAACTTTGAAGTTCATATATTCACTTAAAATTGTTTCAAATAGTGCTATATGTTTTGAAACTTCTTTCCAATTTATCTCTGATTTTGCTCTTTTTTCGGTTCTTTGACCTTTATATTCCGGATAAAGATCATTTCTCCAATATTTGTGTGAATGATCATCGCAACAAATAATGAAATCTTTATATTTCTTATAATATTGTTTATGGAATTCAAGAATTTCAGAAAAAACTCTACCGATCACAACTCCTATAAATTCTTCAGTTATAAATTTGCCATCTTTTTTATGGGGTTTAATATTTGAAGTTGCTGTAAATGTTGCTCGGTGAAATCCACTTGAAAAATCGTATAATATCATTTTTTATCCAATTTTAGGAGAGAAAAACTCTCTCCATTTATTTTGTTAAATTAGCAATCAGAGCATCAAGGTCATTTGCTTGTGGTTGAGGAGCACTTTGAACTTGTGGTTGAACCGGAGTAACAGGAGTTACTGGAGTCTGAGGTGTTGGGGTTACATCAAATGGAACAGTAGAGGCAACTTGTGGTTGAACCGGAGTTACTGGAGTAACAGTTGCGGGAGACACTTTTACTTCTTCAACATCAGGCATAATTGGCTGTGAAACAGCATCATTTGCATCGAATTTGTTAAGAAGTGCAACTAATTCATCATAAGTTTTATAAGCTTCCGGTTTATCCCATTCAGATAATTTATAACAATTAGTTACAATATCTCTAACAGCATCTTCGGTTGAATTATAAATTGCTGTAAGATTATCATCGATAATTGAAGTATCATAATTTATGATATTATTTGTGCCTTTTGTTGCTCTTAGAATAAAGTTATATCCCTGAAGTGGGTTAAAAAGGTTCTTTGGTTTAATACCAATTTTTTGATCATCTGGGGAAGGACTCATATATTTTTGAATTTTCTCAGTAAGAGATTTACTCATATCAAGTAAGAATATCTTTCCATTATTTTCTGGATTTTTTGGATCGTTTATTACTTTAATGTTAGTAATATATCTTACTTTACGTCCATAACATTTTGCTTCTTCTTGTTTACCTTCATTCCAAAGTTTAGAGAATTTCTCTTGAAATGGATCTGGTTGATTAATTGAAACTGGACTCCACTCATTAACAAATTGTTTTCCACGTTTCGCAGCGATTTTATACAATTTCTTAATCATACCTTGCTTACCATCTGGTTGAACTTCACCATCTGGCAGAAATCTAATTACAGCCATTCCGTTACCATTTTTATCTTTATCCAATTTATAAAAACGACTATCTTCTGCATATCCACTTCCAATATTATCTTGGATTATCTCTCCACCTGACATTGTATCTATATCAAAACTAAAACTATTTAAATCCATTGTAATTTCCTTTATATTTTTAAAATCTTTAATATTTTTAAACTAATTTAAACCTTTAAATATTTTAAACATCTTTAAATTTTTAAATAAACTAAAACTCTTTACATCTTATATTAAATATAAGTTATTTTATTTATTGAAGTAATGCAATTATTATTTTAAATTCATCTCCTTGTAGTAAAATACGATACGCATCCTTATCTGCGTTATATTTAATTTTAACATTATAATCTTTAAGTGGAATTCTTGCAAAATTTTCTGTTGATATTTTAAGATTAAAATCTTTTTCAGAACATCTTGGATAATTCACTTTAAAAGTATTTGTATTATTTTCAAATCTACCTGAACTACTCAAAAACATATCTATATTTGAGTCTTGAGATTTTAATGTTATTGAATTAACATTAGTAATTCCAAAAATACTTGCAGCTTTTAAAAGATTTTGAATTTGTATTTTCTCTAATTTAAACTCTGCAACGCTTGGAAATTCTTCCAATCTATCAAAGATATTGCTACTAACATCAAAATCACTTAGAATACTTAAATCTGCTAATGTGAAAATAGCTGTATTTAATCTATTTTCAATTTTAAGATTATTGTCTTCTCTTGTAACTTGTGGTTCATCAAACATTGATAAAAGTGCATTAAACTTTGATAGTTCATAAATTCCAGTATCTGGGAATTCTTCACAATTCAGACGTGTAACGTCAATTAATGCAAGAAGAGAACCATCTTCACTTTTAAGAACTGTTTTTGGGTATTTTAGAATTACTTTGTCAGTAACTGAACTAACATCTTTGAGAGCTTTTAAAAATTCTTTATTCATTTAAATCCTTTTTGATTAAGATTAAATGTATTGTATAAAGAATTACTTAATTTTTATTAGAATAGAAAAGTCAAAGTTATTCTTTTTAAAGAAAATCTTTGACTTTTGAAAGTAGTATATTATATAAATTCTTTTCTGAAATCAGAATTATTTTTTAGATTTGTTACATTTCTCTTTTAATTTTTCTTCATCGTCTTCATCATCTTCATCGTCTTCATCTTCATCTTCGTCATCTTCGTCATCTTCGTCATCTTCGTCATCTTCGTCATCTTCGTCATCTTCGTCATCTTCTTCTGACAAATTCTCAGCATAAATTTTTTCTAAATCTGCTAGACCGTCTGCGACATAAGAAGCAATGAAATTAACCTCATCAGAATCAAGTGAATTAATTAAAGAGATTAGATCTTCTTTTGTAATTACAACAGCTTCATCGTCTTCCGGAGATATTGTAGTGTGATCATCATCTATTTCTGTATTATCAGTTTCTACTTCTTCATTTATTTTTTCTTTTAGTAAATATTCGAACATAATTTTCCTTTTAAAATATTTTTATTATTTATCTTTTTTAGAGAACAGTTGTTTTTCTGTTAATATTAAAAACTTCCAACCTTTTACTTCACAGTATTTACGAGCAGCTTCCCATTTTGCTAAATTAATCTTGTAAGTCATTACAGCATATAAGTTTTTGGGATCTGGCTGTATTGTTTGAGAATAAGGTTTTATTTCTATAAAATATTTAACATTATTATAAACAATCACAAAATCTATATAGTAATTACTTATTTTATTTTTAAATGGATGCTTATATTTAATAGGAAAAGGCTCAGAACTCCATTCTGTTATTTTCGGATTAAAATCACAAAATTTAAAAAATTGTAGTTCATATGAACTTCTATATTTGGGTAATTGTATTTTGGATTGTCTTTCATTTAATCCTATCTTAGAATACTTAAATTTTTCTGGATATTTTGGTTTATAAAATCCTTGTTGATATTTCATAATTCTCTTTTTGATTATTTATAAAAAAGACAAGTCTTTTTAAATTTGTGATAAATAGATTAAAAGGTATATTTTGAAATACTTCAGAGATTTAAATTTAATTGGTTATAATACTTATTACATAAATGAATTTAGCATAGGAACTAAACATTTATATTATAGTAATAGTTTATTTTTTAAATTAATTATGGATTATTATACACAAATAAATGAGTATTTTGAAATATCTGAGATAGGTTATGATTATTTTATGTTTAACAATAACCTTGAAGTTCAAGAATTATCCAAAGTTCAAAGGGATTCTTTATTTGTTAAAACAAAGAAATTCTTTAATTTAGAATATGATTTAAACATATACAGATTTTCGCGAATTTTGGATTCTAATACAAATAAAGATAAAATCTCAAAAGTAGATTTACTCTTTGAAATTTTAGAAAAAGATTTTATTCTAAAACTCCAAAGAAATAAAATAAATTTAGAAGAATATAGAAGTGTATTAACGGAGAATAATTTCAAAGTTCTTAAAACATATATACAAACAGATATTTGATTATTCAATAACTAATTTAATTTTAGGATCAATGTCATATATTTCACCATCATCTGTCATTGCTTTGTCTTGAACAAATGCATCACAAATAGTATAAACAACATTATCTAAATAATCATATATGATAACATCTTGACTTAATAAATCTGGATTTTTATTTTCAATTTCTTTTAAAAATGTTAATAACTCTTGAGCTTTCATAAATTATACTTTCTCTCTATAATTTTACAACTTTCAACATAATCTTCTAAAGGATAGGCCTTAAAATTATCTTTGTATGCGGATATTATAGCAAATTTATCTATATCCGAAAAATAATCAATATAACCATCCATATCAACACAGTCCTTTTTAAATGTAACAAAATCACCTAAGCAAATATTTTCATCACATATATCTTTAAAATCTGATTTAATCTTCATCATTTTCTATTTAACCTCGCAAATATTTAAGTAATCTTCTAATAAATCGACAAATCCGCAATAATCTCCTTTTGGAGAAACATTAACACAATAACTATTAGTTTCTTCATCGAAGAAAACTTTTTCTAAAGTAATTGAAGATTTACCAAATAAATCAGTTTCAAATATTTTGATAATATCACCTTCATAGATACATTTAGAATTTCTGTCTTTGAAGTTTGTATTCTTTCTCATTGTTTCTCCTTTATATGTATATTATATCATAAGAAAGTTTAAAGTTTTATTAAACTTAAGGTAAAGTTTGTTTAATCTTCTACTGATTTTACCATATTTAAATTGTTTTTAATATCTTCAAGAGAATCTGCAACAGTTTTATCACTTCTTAAACATAAAAATCTCGGAAATGTTAAAGAATAAGTGTCTGAGTTTTTACCTTTAGAAATATCAGTTGCCTGAACGGTCATAATAGTATTTAAATATTTTTCTCTGTTATCAGAAATCTCTTGAAGTAAATCATCAGTAATACCAGAACAACTTCCTTTTAATAATCCATCACTACTTTCAAACATTATTGATCCAAAAGTATTAGCTCTTTTATTTTTACCTTCGGTAAATCCCGTAATTTTTACATCAACGTCAAACATAGTTTTTAATTTTATTTGATAATTTGAAGTTTTATTTTCAAATTTTGCATTAAAATCTTTAAGAACTCCGCCTTCTTTATCTTCTGAGATCCATTTTCTTGTTATTTTAAGAGCTTCATCGAATGAATTTACAATAGTACTCTGGACTTTTTTCATCATATCACAAATAACAATGTTCTCGAATCTGGTTTTATAATCTCTATTAGAATATGAATTTTTAAACTCTTCTAATGTTAGAAAATCCCAAACATAAAATGTGATATCATCAGGCACTTCTAAAGAATTCAATAATCCGTTTGATTTAAATCTTTTATCTTGTGCATTTAAATCATCATCGAGATTTACCATTAATTCACCAATATATGCACCATCGGGAATATTACTTTTTAGAATACTTTCTTTTAATTTTGGATAGAAATATTCTTCTGAACTTCTTGAATAAAATGAAACTTCATTATTTTCTTTTATTATTGTTCTATATGTGCCGTCCATTTTCTCTTGGAGAAATGCTGGATAATTTATATATTTAATTTTCTCTAATTTTGAACATCTCATATAAGGTAATTCAAATATACAATTAAAAACCTTATTAATGGATTTTGCATTAACTCCAGATTTCAAATCTCTTTCTATTATTAGTGATAATACTTCTTGAGATTCTTTATCATAAGAATCAAACAATTCTTGTAGATATTGTATAGCTTTATTACCGGTATATTCTCTTGTATATAAAACTTTTAAATCATCGAGATTTATTTCTTTATTACCTGTTTTATTAATATTAATATTTGTTAATCTAATGTTATATGTATAAAACACTTTATCATATACCATTTTAAGAAATAAAGATATTTCTTTATTGTCTTTATATTTCTGTAGAACTTGTAATTTGTAATTACTTGAATTTGAAACTCTTAATTCTTGTATAAAATTATAAAATATATTTTGCATTTTTTGTCCTTATAAGTAACTTCTTTCTGTTATTTTTTCATTATTTTCTAAAATATCAAAAAATACATAGTGGCCATAATAACCATTATGTTCATTATATATTGTAATTTGTAAAAGACCCTTAGTAGTGTAAATATTAATAAATTCTGCTGGTATTTCTTCTTTAACATAATTTTTAGAATAATCCATATTTTCTAATACTTTATATGTTTTATCATCAATACTATCACTTAACTCTATTTTAAGAATTTTAGCATCTTTGTAAAACTCGAGAGGTTTATCAAATTCATTTATTTCAAAATAACCCCAGTTTTCACAACACTGTGTTTCATTTTCTATAATAAATCTAAATGTTTCCCCTTCATAAGTTTCTATTATAATACCATCAAATTTTTCTTCATATCCTTCTACTACTTGAGATTTTCTATAAACGTCAGAAGTATCGTAAATATCTTTAATTTTATACATATTATTTCTCCATTTGAATAAATTCATTAAAGTTAACAATATCTGTTCTGGTTACAGTCATAGTGGTATCTTTTATTGCTTCAACATATAATAAAAGAAAATTATCTTCCAATTTGTAATAATCCATTTCCATTAACATTTTTGAAAAATTCAAAGATCTTTCTTTATCTATTTTATACATAAAACATTTAGTTCCTAAATAAAATGTTATTCTATCATCTTTAATGTAGATATTTTCTAGAGATAATGTTTTAATTTGAATTGTGTCGTAATCTTTGATGATAACCTTCATTTTCTTCTCCTTTTACGTTTTATATGGTTATTATAACATAAGAAAGTTTAAAGTTTTATTAAATTTATATAAAAATTTTATTAAATTTAGATAAAAATTAAAATATTTTCTCGATTCAAGAGATTTTAAAGATTTACAAAATATAATAAAGATAAATAATAAAAAATTTAAAAGGAATATAATGTGGTTGAACGAAACTATTAAAAAATTATTTTTAAAACAACCGCAAAATTATGTAGATTATTATCAAGATATAAATCCGGATAAAATTCAAAATCCGTTATCTAATCCAGAACAATTTCTGGATAATGCTCAGTTTTTTGATGTTATTTCTGATAATAATACATTTGCAAGAACATCAAATGCTTATAAACAAGCAGATAAGATTAATACGTATAGAATGATTTCAAAATATCCAGAAGTATCTGAGGCAATAGATGAAATTATTAATGAACTCATATATACTAATGATTTTAAAAACATTATTAATATAAGATATAATGGGACTAATAAAAAACTTGATAAAATTCTGAACGAGAAATTTGAAAAACTTTATAAACTTTTAAATATAGAGAAAAAAGGATTTCAATTCTTTAGAGAAGTTTATATAGACGGTCAACTTAACTTAAAAGTTAACTATCACGAAAATTATAAAAATGGTATAAAATTTATTTCTTATCTTGATCCAAGATATCTTTCTTTTGATTTAAATAAAGAAATTTATGAGTATATTGACATTGACTCAGTATTTAATTCACATTATTTGAATACTTTTTTCTGGAGAAAAAATAAAACACAGTATAATAAAGAAATCAAGATGCAATATAATATTGAAGAAATAGTTCATCAAAATTTCGGATTAACTGATGGTGAAATATGGTTAGGATATTTGGATAATTGTGTTAAAAGCGCAAATCAATTAAAAACTCTAGAAGATCTTCTTATACCATTAAGATTTAATAGATCTGTTTCACGAAGGGTTTTCAACTTAGATGTTTCGGATTTACCACAAAGTAAAGCAGAAGCTTATATGAGAAAAATCCAAGAACAATTCAAATATAAGAAATATTACAACTCAGATACCGGAGAAGTTGCGAATCAACAACACATGACTTCATTAATTGAGGATTATTGGTTTAGCAACCGTGGTGGTCAAAAAGGTATGAGTGTTGAACTTTTGGACGAAAGAGGTCAACTCGGAGATTTAGATGATATTCTTTATTTCTATAAGAAACTATATAGATCTTTAAATATACCTCAAAATAGAATTAATATCGACGGACAAGAAAATGTATTTGATTATGATAGCACTCAGTTATCTAATGAAGATTTAAAATTTCAAATGTTTATTTCAAGAGTAAGAACTATTTTTATTAATATGTTTGTTGATCTTTTGAAAAGAGAATTAGTATATACTAAAACTCTAAGTGAAAATGAATTTAATGAAATATTAGATGATATTGAAATATATTTCAGCGGTCAAAACTTATTCTTAGAAAGACTTCAATTAAATAACTTTATGAAGAAGATTGATTCATTCTCACAGGCTCGTGATTTTGCCGGTGTTATTTTTCCTGTTAATACATTATTTAAAGAAATCTTTAGAATGGACGATGATGAAATAAAACAAAATCTTCAAATGATTCAGAAAGAAAAACAAAATCCATTATATAAACATTTTTATAAAGATTTAATAGATGATGAAGATGGAGATCATTATCAAGATAATGATACCGACAACGACTCGGATGACAATTCAACAGATAAAGAAAAAGATGATAATACTGAAAAAGAAGAAGATTTTGACGGATTCATAAGGAAATAATATGGATTTTTTAAGTGTAAAAGATGATATTGTTAAATCTTTAAATGAAGCCACTGTTGATATCACATCACCAAGAAGTTATGTTTTTCCGTCAGAATTGACATCTAGTGATTATTCAATGAGAAAAGTTACTATTAAAATAGTTAAAAATCTAACATTGCTTGATACTTCTGGTGGCTTTAATAACTTAGTTAAAAAGGTTACAGAGAAACTCAAAGACGCACAAAATGAAATTGGTAAAAATGTTGATATTCCTGGTATTATAGGTGGAAATACAGAATCACTTGGAAAAATTTCAGAATTTACTTCATATAAATATGATTTTCCTGATAGTGAAATAGAATTTCAAGTTGTTTTACCTGTTCCTAATCAATTTACAGAAGCTTATGGACACTCATTTTCAACTGACGATGGATTAATGAGTAAATTACCTTTTAAAGGTGCTGTAGAAAGTGCTCATCTTATAAATTCACGTTTAGGTCATCAAAAACAATTTGTAAACCCAGATAAATTTCAAAACTACGCAGGAACTGAACCTAGGAGTTTTGATATGTTATTCAAATTGGTACCATCATCCCAAGAAGAAGGTGTAAATATTTCTAAATTGGTTTATACTTTGAAAAGATATTCAAGTCCTGAAGTTTCATTTGCAAATACTGTAATGACTCAACCTAGATTTTTTGTGGTTGAATTTGGTAATCCTGTTCTTCAAAAATTAATAAATCCATTACCTTGTGTTTTAAGAAATATATCTTGCACTTATGATGACGGAACTTATGTTAGTACTACTGGAGATGGTATGCCAAAGGTAATAACTTTATCTCTTGGTTTTGCTGAAGTTCGAACAAAAACATTTAATGATTTCGGAACACAAGCTCAAGCAAAAGCTTCAGAAGGAATATATACTTTAAATGCTAAATAAGGAAAATAATGTTAAATAGTATAGTTAATCCTAAGAAAGAATATGTAAATGAAGATCATAGTGGATCAATAGAAGTAAGTGATTATTTTTCTTTAGAATTGGATAATATTAGAAATCTTTATCATAATCCTTCAATGTTAGAATATATAAAATTACAATTCAATGACTTAATTGAAAATATTGCATATAAGTTGTATAATGATCCTAAATACTATGATATTTTAATGTTATTAAATCAAAGAGATATGCTTTTTGATATGGTCTATACGTTTGATACTATTAAAGATATTGTTGAAGAAGAAACAAATAACTATTTTAATGAATATCAAGGTAAAACTTCTGCTGAATTTTTAGAATCTTATAAAAAATATAAATTAGAAGAATATGAAAAAAACAATGAAAAATTAAATACACTTTTAGTTCTTAAAAAAGATGTTTTACCAGAAATTATAAGAAATTATATTTATGGAATATAGAGGTAGATTATGGATATCAAAGATTTAGGTGATGTTTCATTCATTCAAGATTTCTCAATTGAATTGATAGATGTTGTTAATAATAAGAAAATAAAATTAGATCCAAAATATCTATGTGATAGCAGAATAGATTATTCTAAGAAAGATTTTGATTATTCTGTTATTTCTGGATATATCATTGTTAATAATGTTATGCAATTAGAGAAACTTCTTGATTTCACGAATGATATTATAATTACAGTAAGATATATTGACTTAAGAAATAATTTCATTTTGAGAGATTTTCAGGTTATTTCAATAGATAAAAGCACACTTGGTCCAAGAGAAAATATTAAATTTAATATACAAGACAGATTTTCATTTGTTCTTTCTAAAACATATAAACCTAGGAATTTCAAAGATACTTCTTTAAGTACTATATTAAAAGAATATCTTTCATTAGTGAAAGTATATAATAACATTACTTTTGAAATTGAAGAATCACCTATAATTGATTATATTAATATAACAGGAAATATTGATTTTCTTAGTTCTTTTAGAAAAGAATCTCAAAAACGTGGATATCTTTTATATCAAACAAGAAAAAGTATAGTTTTTAAGAAAATTGAGAACATTTTCAAAAACTCAGAAAACTCAAAATTCAAATACGCAGATAATATTAAAGATAGAAATTATCTTCATAAGATTTTAGAATATTATATTCTACCAGAAGATAAAAATAAAACTAAATCTCAAGGAAGTTCTGAGTATTTTGATCCAGTTGAAGATAAAATGAAAATTCTTAATTCTTATAATGCAAGTGATATAGGCATTTCTTCTAAAGAAAATGATATTCAATTTACACAAGGTAAACAATTAGAAAAAAGACCTATTATTTCTAATGAAGGTATAATAGGTGAAACTCTTTTAAATTACATTGAAAACAATAGAATTGAAATGTATTCATATTTAGATATAAATGATCTGGATCGTTTTAAAACTATAGATGTAATATTATCTGGAGCTCCACAAGATAAGGACACTTCAATAACTGGAAATGTTAAAAATTCAGGTAAATACACAATTCTAAGTATAAGTGATAAATTTTTCAGCGGGTTCAAATGTGTTTCTTGTGTTTTATTAGGACGTTTTGATAATCCAAAGAAATAATTTTTTCTTAGTTTACTTATTATTTAACTTTTATTTACTTACTATTTACTTTTCTATTAAAAATGATAGATTTTGTTATGTTTTTGTAACTAATTTTATCATTTTTATTACTCTTTTAACACTTTATTTTGTCTTTTTAACATAAAATAACAAATCTTCAAAAAATCCATATTTTTCAAAGGGATATATCACAAAAAATAATAGAAAAACGAAGAATTTTTGGGAAGTTGTTTTGAAACTCGTGAAACTTGAGTTTTTCTTAAAATGTTCTTTTTAAAGAAAATTATAAGAAATATTCAAAAAGTGTTCGAAAAATAAAATTTCATTTTAACTTTGACTTTTGAATTCACTTTCTTATATATAAGAATAACTTCAATTTCAGTCACTTTGACTTTTGAATTCACTTTCTTATATATAAGAATAACTTTCACTTTGAAATTCTTTTTCGATCATTTAAATGTTTCTTATACTTTTCTTTAAAAAGAACATTTTAAGAAAACTTGAAAAAATTAAATAACTTCATTATAATAAAAAGACAGAAATGTAATTTAAGAATTGAACTAGGTCGCCCATTCTTTACTTAGAGAGAATAGTGTATTTTCACTGTGTATGTGTTTAATGTTTTGTTTTAAAACAAAATTCTAAAGATTTTCTCCTTAATTTACTTTAAATCTTAAATGAACAGTTTCGATTAAATACTTAGGTTTGTAATAGAAATCTACATAAATATTTTCGGGTTTTGAATTATCTTGATTTTTCTCATCACAAACTATTTTGAAATCTTCTATATAATTTTCGGCTTTAAATCTTTGTGCTGCATTTCTAAGATTTGAACTTAAATCACTTCGTGTTATATGATCATTAAATTCAAATATATAGTTATTAAGAAGTTTTTTGAAATTTCGGATAATTTTAGTTTTAATAATTTTATTTGTAAGATTAGTTCCATCTAACATTCGTTCAGAATTACAGATATAAGAGTTATTTTCTCTTTTTATAACATTTACGTTTCTGATATATCTTTCTTCGATTTCATCTTCATTATAATGTTTATATATTTCTTCTAAGTTTGTAATTGAATAATTTCTTTTACAATGAGAAATACTTAAATTTTCTTTCATTAAAGATGATCTTAATCCACAAACATCTCCTACTACTGAAAAATAATTTTTCTTCTGGGTAAAGATATTATCTTGGTATTTTAGATTGTCATAAACTATTACTCCATTATCATAACTTCTATCTATACTTTTTAAATAATCTTTATAATTAACATCTCTAGGAACATTTAAAATACAAACGCAATCAAAGTAGCGTGCTACATCAATTGCAAAGTTTTTACCTTTATTTTCTCCTAAGACAAAATCACATTCAAAATTAGTTAATTCTTTTATACAATCATATGATTCTTTAAGATCTTTTAAAGAAGGTTCTTCTGAATACCCATCAGTTAATGATAATATATTTGAATTATAGAATTTTGCTTTTAAATTTTGAGGAAAGTTTCCATCAGCAAATTCTTGGTCACCATCAATATAGAAAATATTACCATCATATAACTTATATTCATAGAAGTTTTCTTTAATATAGATATAAGTACTCTTTTCATTTATTAATTCAAATTGATTTGGTTTTATAGTCCAAGATTCTACTAGTTTTTTACCATAAAAAACCGCTATAACATATTCATTTTCTAGGAGTTTTCTTTTAATATCTTTAGCATTATAAGATTCAAAGATCTTTGAATTATTTTCAACTTCTTCATAAGAAAAAACAGCTACCTTTATTTCATTTCCCCATTCTCCTGGAGTTCTTGCAATTACTTCTATTATACTATCACCTAAACTCCACTCATCTTTAAAAGCATCAAATTCATCTTTATTTTGAATTTTTCTTTTAATTTTGATACCTTTATTATCTTCTCCGCCTATATAACCTTCTACGAAGGGGGCAACAATATTGCTATTGTAATAATTTTCACCAATAGATCTAACTATCAAAATAGCTTCGTTATTATAATTAAAGTAATTATATACTTGATACCAACAATCAAAATTATTTAAAGATTTAGAAGGTTTTCCGAATTTTATTTTAAAATCTAAAGGGCTATAAACCCAGGTAGGTTTATTTGCTTCACCTTTTGTAGTTGTTAATACTTTAACTGAAACTACTTCCGGTTGAAATTCTGAAATGATATCTACAAATTCCGAAACTTCTACGTGTGGTTGTAACATTATTGTATCTTTACGTTAATTAATTTAATATCATCTTCATCAGATTCTTCTAAAGCGATACCGATTCTTTTATCTGTATCACTTCCAACAATACCATAACCATCTTTATGTGCTATGATATAATCCCCTAATTTAACTTTACCTAATACTTTAACAGGTGTTTGACCTTTTAATGCAATACAAGTACCTTCTGAATCTGAATTTAAAACTACTGCGGGATTTGTAGTTACTACTCCTATTAATTTATGTCCTTTAATATAATCAAACAAAGCAAATCCATCTTCATTTATTCCAATAACATCTCCGCTTTTAGCATTTATATCGAAATCATAATATTCCGCTAAGTCAGCATAACGAGCTTTCAAAGCAGTTCCCATAAAATCGGTAGCATATACTGCTTTATAAACTTGGTTTTGAGTACCTAAAGTTGAAATATTATTTTTACCAGGGTGAATTCCATTATCAGGTGTTAAAACAGCGGCAATACCATTTTCACCTGCAATTAGTTTTCTATTTTCATCTATTCTAACATAATTACTTATAAGATTTCTTGCAAGTTCAGCAGCTTTTGCTGAAACTTTCGAAACTTCTGTATCAACATATAATTTATTTGGTATATGAGTATCTTCTGTTATATTTAGATTTTTTCTATAATCATTTGTTAAATAGTTACCTTCAAGAAGTTCTAATATTTCTGTTTTTAAGTTTGTAACTAATTCTTGAAGTTTTTTTAAATTTACTAAATCCAATGGTTCTGTTATAGTCCAATCAAAATCAGGATGATATTTAGCCCAAACCCTTCCGTTTACTCTAGGAAATAACATTTCAGCCGTGATTTTCATCCAATACTTATTCAAAGACGCACTGATTTCGGGATTTTTTGAAAGATTATCATCTTCTGAATATATTGCAATATAATATGAATTTATTACATCTTCTAAAGAAGGATTTTCGTTTTGAATAAATGAAACTATTTCACCTTCATTATAAACAATATTTGGTTGCCATCTGGGAGCTTCTTTATCAGTTAAAATAGCAAATAATCCAAAAATCATATTTAATTCTTTTTTAATCTGATCTACACCTTTATTCAGATTTTCTTGATTTGCTATATCGTTGTTGAAAATATTGAATTTTTCAACAAATTCTTGAAAAGTAGAAAAATAGAATTTCTTATCGTTAAAGATATAATTACCTACTAATGGTATTTTATTATATTTTGCCATATTTTATCCGTTAATTGTTATTCTTGTTGATTGAATATCAACAGTTTTTATAAAAGTATAATGATATTTTATTGTAATTATCAACCTATAATACTCAGATTGTTGATCTATTTCTATATCATCAATTTGTATTCTAGGTTCATAATTAAATATTGCTTCTGCTATAACAGTTTGAATTAAAGTAACTAATGTGTGATCTAAAGGTTCAAAGAGGAATCTATCAATATCACAGCCAAATTCTGGTTTTCCGGGCAATGAACCTTTTCTGGTACTAAGAATATTTTTCAAGGCATTATCTATTGCTTTTTTGTCAAGAATTTCTTCATTACAGTCTTTTAAGTCAATATATAATGCCATTGATATTACTTCTCTTCCGGATTTTCTGAAGTTTCAACAACTACATTTTCAGTATCTTTTGGATCTTCATAGTTGAAATCTTCTTTTTTATCTTTCTTTGATTTTTTATCTTCTTTTGAGTCCTTAGGTTTCTCATTAGGTTCTGATACTTCTTCAGAAACTTCTGATTTAAAACTTTTACCTTTTATGAATTTTAAATATTGTTCTTCATTAAGATCAAGTCTTGAACCTTCTTTATCTATTACGTGATATATCATATTTTTCCTTTTTATATATTTATCATTTTAAAATCTTAAAAGGGAGAAAACTCTCCCTTATTTTATTCAAATGTTGGAATTCTTATATTCGAAGTTGTTTGATACTGTAAATATGTTTTTCTAACATTTAAGAAACAAGTTCCATTATCAAAGAATCTAACTCTATAAGAATCCAAATATCTATCATTGGCGGTGTTATATATTGTCATAGATTTTGGATAAAAATCTTTAATAGTGACAGTAACTGATCCAAAATCGCTTCTCATCAAATAATAGTTATATTTATTAGCAGCTTTTAGATTGAATATATAGAAGCACCAGTAATAATCTGTATTTCTATATTGATTTGAACTTTGAATATAAGCTTTATATTCACCTTCTTTTAATTGATAATTATCAGTATCTATAAAGTTACCACTTTCACCTGTGATTGCATCTTCTTCATTAGTTGTTAAAATAATACTAATTCTTTTATCAGTATCTCTAAGTTGTGAAGTTGCTTTTAAATATAACTTTTTACCGTTATTATCTGTTAAAGTTACTGAACCTAAACAAGGTAAGTCACCTGATTTTTTAATACATTTGTCTATAGTAAATGTAAAATCAGTTGGTTTTTGTTTTAAATCTTCTGGAAAATCTTCATCTATAATATCAAAAGCCTTTTTCATATAGTTTTTAAATCCATCATTATCACCAAATTTTTCAACAATTTTTGGCATTAAATCATTGATTTTTGTTTCTAGATTTTGAGAACTTAAAAAGTCTATACTATTAAATTTCTCTTCTACAGCTGTATCAACATTTGATTTAATTACTTTTTTGGCATTTTCACCATCTAAAATAGTAGTAAAATCTGTTATTGTATCTGATTTTTGAATTTTAGGAGTATAAAATTCAGAAATATTTCCAACTAACATATTAGAATATTTTTTAATACCAATAGTTTGACCATCTTCATTTCTTGCTACTACAGTATAATCAGTAAAATAATATCCATCTTTTCTTGAAACTATTCTTATTTTACTTGGATATAATCCTTTTATCTTTATTTTCAAGAATTCATCATTATAAGAACCCAAAGATGAGTTCATATTACCATATAAGAATCTTCCTAAATAATCATATCCATATTTTGCTTCAATAGTTCCTCTATATTCACCTGCTTCTAAAACATAACTTTCAGGAATTCCTGAACTTTGCATTGTGTCATAAGAAGTACTAACTGGATTTTTCGAAAGAATAATATCAACTAATTTTGCGTTGTTAGGTGAACATTTTGTAAGATATAAACGGTTACCATCTTCATCAAATATGATAATTTCATTAAATCCAGCACCATAAGAAGTACTATATCTAGTAGTATCTTTTATAATAAAAGTAGTTTCTTTTGGTTTTTCAGTAGGAATTAATGCATAATCTATTGCCATATTTTTAAGATTATAAGCCAATACTTGATTCATTTTTTGAACAATATCAATTTTTGTTGCTTCTGTTGAAATTGTTTCTTGAATATTATTTGTCAATTCATTATGAAGATCAGCTTTATTAACTAATTCATTTGCTTTAACTTTTTCATCGATATATTGTTTATTATATTCTTTGAGAATTTCTATAACTTTATTTTCTTCAGTATCAGGTAAAGCTTTAACAAGATCTCTAGGTTTTAATTGGATTATTGTTTCTAATGAACAGTTGTTAGGTAAATCAGAATACATTTTCTTAAAAATTTCTTCTTCATTATTTAACATTGTCACTTTAATTCTATCAGAATATCTTCCTTGTGTAGCACCATTATAAAAAGACATTGTATCAAAATAATTACTATTTTTAGAAGAAATACTTAATACAAAAGTATATGGTATTGTAGTTTCAGAAGTACTAGACATAGAATAATATCCAGTTCCGGTTCCTTTATGACCTATGAAAATGTTATCTGGACTATATGTTGTGTAATCATAAGTATTTATAGTTCCTTCTATTGATAATTCTATTTTTAATTCATTATCTTTTAATACATAATTTTCTGGGACTTCTGATAGACCATCAAATTCCTCTTTTGTTAATTTTTTACCAGTTTGACTTAAAATAAAAACAGATCTTTTTGTTGAAGTCATTTTTGTTCTGTATATAGGATAAAACGGAACTAAATCTCTAGAGAATAATAAAGCACTCATAGCAGAGCCATAAGAACCATCTGGAGCTTTAAATAAATCAAATTTAATTTTAAAATTTTGTAATTGTTTAGTAGTTATACGATCTGGAATTCTTAAAGCATTTGGTAAATAAGGTTTCAAAGCTTTGGCTATTGCATATCCATCGCCTAAACTAAATGCTCCTAATTGTGACTTAACTTCTTTTTCAACTTCTGGTTTTGTTAAATCACCACCTGATTGTCCTTTAATTTTCGAAACAGCAACAAATTTTATTGGTGAATTTTCATCAGTTCTGAAAGGTATTTCATCTGTATCTGATATCTCTTCAGAAGTTTGGCCTTTTAATTTTAATTCAGTTGTTTTAGAAAGATATAATTCATCTGCTTTTTCTTTTGTAAATGCATTTTCTTTTGTTTGATATTTTGCATCTGCTGCAGTTTCTGTGAATAAAGAAGTTTTTACGGGGTTTAACTTAGCATCAATTAACTCATTAACTTTTTCTTCATTTGTTCCTGTTTGAATACTTTGAATTTTACCGTCTACTTCTGACTTATTATAAACTTCTGACTTATTATAAGTTTCTGATTTTTTAGCAAGTTCTTGAACTTTTGAATCAATATCAGATTTTTGGTAATATGATAAAGCATCAAATGTTCCACCAGCTGCAACTTTTGCATCTACTTCTGATTTTGAGTAAGTCTCAGTTTTGTTGTAATAATTCTCTAATGACGGTAATTCAGATTTTTTGGCTAATGATGAAATATCCGGAATTTTAGCATCTATTTCTGACTTATTATAAAGTTCTGACTTATTATAATAATTACTTAAATCAGTAGCTTGAACTTCTGTTTTAAGAGCATATTTTGCATCAGCTGCAGTTATATCAATTTTTGCTTCTATTTTATTAAGAATTTCAGCAATCACATCTGGATTATTTTTTAGAGCTGTTGCAATTTCTGCAATAGTATCTAAAGACTCAGGAGCATTTGATACTACTTTTTTAATTTCGGATTTAACAAATTCTTTTATTTCTGAATTTTCAGTAATTTTAGAAGTTAAATCATTAACTTTTGAATCTACTTCTGATTTGTTATAAACTTCAGTTTTAGTGTAGTATTGAGAACCATCGAATGTTCCACTAGCAGTAATTTTTGCATCTACTTCAGATTTATTATAAGTTTCTGTTTTATTATAATAATTCTCTAATGAAGGTAATTCTTCTTTGGTTGCTAATGAAGCAATTTTAGCAGTTATTAATTCATTAACTTTATTTTCATCTGTTCCAACGTGAATATTTTCAATTTTTGAATCTACTTCAGACTTATTGTAATAATTCTCTAATGATGGTAATTCAGATTTTTTTGCTAATAAAGAAACATCCGGAATTTGTTCTGAGATCTTTGAATCTACTTCAGATTTTGAATATACTTCAGATTTATTATAAATTTCTGATTTCGGATAAATGTCATCTGAATTTACCTTTGATGAAATTTTGGCATCTATTAACTCATTAACTTTATTTTCATCTGTTCTAGGTGAAAAATCGGCAGATCTATCTGCAAATTTTGCGTTGATTTTTTGATCTACTTCAGAACTTATAGAAGATTTTAATTCTTCTAACTTAGGAGTTAAAATTGATGTTACTTTTGTTTCCAATGAAGAAGTTAACACAGAATTTACTTTTTCTTCTATTTTAGAAGTCATAGTTGTATTAAAATCTCTTAGAAGTGGTTCTAAATCTTTAATGTTGTCTAGATTTTCTTTTGAAATATTTCCAAATTTTTCTTCAAATACTTTTTGGATCTGTGTTTTTAACTCTAATTTAGAATCTTCAAGTTTACTTAAGATATCTTCTTTAAATTCAGACATCTCATTTATATTACTTAGAATCTTCTGAGTTTTTTCTTTATTTAGACCTATTTTCTGAAATTCTTTTTGAACACTATTAGAAAAAGAGTCACTATCAAAACTTAAAGTATTTAGTTGTTGAGCAACAATAGCTTTAACTCTTGCAACTTCTACACTATCTGTATCACCCAAATCCATATCTCTGAGAACTGAATTAACTGTTTTTAAAATATCATCTTTAGAAAATTCTTTAAGTTTTCGCTCTACGAGCATATTTAATGAATTTTTCTCAAGATTTCTATCTATTAATTCTTTCTCTAGAGTACTTTTGATGATATCACTATCTAAATCTCTATTTTTAATAACATCTAACACAACGTCTTTTATTCTACTAAATAAAATATCATCAGTGTTTAGATACTGTATTTTAAATGCGTAAAGATCTTTACCTAAATACTTAGGACTCTTGTCATTATTGACAAAATATTCTCTGAGATTTTGTGGTAGAACTTCTCTATTTAAATACACTTGAGAGAATTTTTCAGTGTATAACCTATCAAATATGATTTTTTGACCTTTTAAGATTGTCATAACTTCATCATAAGAGAAGGTACCTTCATTGATTTTACCAATAAACATATTTAAAACATTATCTTCTAGATTGATAATGAGTTCTTTTAAATCTTTTGTTTGAGGTAAATATTCTCTAACGAAATTTAATGTTTCTAATCGATTAAAATTTTGCATTGTCATCCTTTCATTCTATTTATCTTTTTGTAAAAAATTAAACTAAGTTTAAATATCATCAGAGATTTTAAAACTTTCTGAAGTTTAATAAAACTTTAAACTAGAATATGTTATAATAAATAAACAAAGGAGATAAAAATGAATATTTTAAAATTTTTCTTTAAATTGTATTTTGTAATGTTTTTTCTTGGATTTCTAAGTTGCTTGGCTTTTGATTATTACTTTGTAAATGAATATTTTTTAACAAAGTTTCACAGATCTCAAGGAGTTATTTCAGATTTAAGATTAGATATTGAGAAAAATATTATTATTAAAGATAGAAATAATACTTATTTAATAGATAGAGAAAATTTTTATAAAATTCTTAATTTACCGCAGTTAAATAAAGAACATTTATTGTTAAATGCTAAACAATTAGGAATTTTTAAATGATTTATTCTTTTAGTAATTTAGAATTATTTAAAAAGTGCCCAAAAGCCTGGGAATATAGGTATATTCAAAAACTCAAAGGAACTTTGCAAGCAAATACTCATTTAAAACGTGGAAGTAATATACATTTATTATTAGAACACTTTGAAGAACTTTGTGAGTATTTTAAAACAAAAGATATTCAGAAATTAGATTTTTATTTTAAGGAAAATGAAATATCTCTGGAAGATTTTCTAAAATCTGAAGAACTAAGAATAGTTCTTGAATTTGCAAATTCGGAATTAGGTAAAGATATTCTTTATAAGAAAAGTGTAAGAGAACAAGAAATATTATTTGATAGTGATTTTAATGTATTTTTAGGAGATAGAAAAGATTCTAATTTTGTTGGATTTATTGATAGAGTAAATATTTCAGATGATTCTTTAGAGTTAATTGATTTTAAAACTGGTAAATATAAAGAACCTAATTTTCAAAAATACGATCAATTAATGGTATATGCAATGTATATGTTCAAGAGATATAAAGTAAATAAAATAAAAATTAGATTTGTTTATGTTGAACATAACTTAGAAAACTCTCTTGAACTATCTCCAAGTATGATTGAATTTTGGAGTAATTCTTTAAAGAATACTGTAACAGAAATTCAAAACACAAAAAGATTTAAAAAGAATAAAAATAATCTTTGCCCTTGGTGTGATTTTGTTTTAATTTGTGATCCTAAACTTATTAAAAATAGAAAAGATTATGATAAAATCAAAGATCAAATTCCAAAAGAAATATTAGAAAAAATTGAAAATTAAGAAATATATTTTATAATATAAGAAATAAGGAGATATTATGGCTAATTCAAAAACTAACTCAAAAAATTATATTAAAAATCTTGTATTAGAAGCAACTTATTTTGGTGTAAGAGATAAAAATTTTCCTCTTCCTACAAAATTATATGGAAGAAATGATTTTACATTTAATTTAAAAAGATTTAGTTCTCTTAGACAGATGAGTATGTATTTGAATTCTCAATTTCTCCTTAATAGACCTTTAAAACAAAGTGTAATTGCAGATAGAAAAATATCTCAATTAGAATTATTTTCAAGAGAAAAATATAATTATGTAATACTAGATATTGAGATAGATAATTTAAAAGATTATCAAAATACATTAAATTATTTTGAAAAATATTATTGTTGTTTAATGAAAGCAAATTCATTTAATGAGAAAGATAATTTCAATATAAAGGGTATTCTTGTTACTTATGAATACGATGAAGAAGAATTAAAACTAGTATTAGCGAAAGTTCAAGATGATCTTAAAGTAAAAGTAATTTTTCAAAATTCTGTTTATCAACACGGATTTACCGCTTGTTTGAAAAATGTTAATCCTATTTTATTAAATGATATTGATAAAGAATTCAAAGTATTTAAGATTGATGATAGAAAAAAATCTTCATATTCTAAAAGAATTAAAATTGGGGATTTAGGTGATTTTGTATATGAATCTGACACTATTAGGGATATGTGTTTAGAAACGTTTAAAAGATTAGGATTTGTTTTCACTGGAAAAAATGCAGGTGAATTAAAAATCTATGAGAAGGATAATGATAATTACTTCTTCTATGATAATAATCCTTATTTTATGCATAATATAAATCCTTGTTTAAGTGTTAATATATATGATTATATCACAACAAGGATGGCTTATAATAAGAAAATTGAAGATTTCTTTAAAGGTGAATTAAAGGAAAATCCCCAACTTGAAACATATTTAATTAATAAAAAGAATATTAAAATTTCAGACGTTTATAACTTAGATTCAGATAAATTAGAAAATCTTTGTGATTGTAAAGAAAGTTCAGAAGTTAAAGATGATTCTCAGAGTTCTGAAGATATTTCTGATACTGATATTTCTGAAAATATTGAAACATCTGAAAAAGATAAAAAGAAAGAAAAATCACAACCTATTTTTAATGTTTTAAATGCAAATAAACAAGCTTTGATAATTCATTCACCAATGGGAACGGGAAAATCAACTATTATTAAAGAAATTTTAAAAAAAGCAACTAAACAAAATAAACAAGCTCTTATAATAACAAATAGAGTTTCATTGGCAGATGAATTTTATACTAAGTATAAAGATTCAAATATTAAATTGTATAAAGATTTTAAAAGTAAAAAGATTTCAAGTAAATCTCATTTGATTATTCAATATGATTCTTTACATAAGATTAAACCGCGTGAATTTGATTTTGTGATATTAGATGAATTTACTTCTTTAATGTTATATGCAAGATCACCTACAAATCAAAATGCTACAAATTTTTCAAAATTAGCAGTTCTTTTAGAGAAAAATGTGATTATCTCAGATGCTTTTTTAACAAATTTTACTGTTGAATTTTTAAATTCTAAAAAAAAGGTAATATATTTCTGTAATTTATATAAAGATAATACTAATATTTTCAAAGTTCCAGATAAAGAAACCTTTTTCTATTATATAGACAAAAATATAATTGAAGATTTGAGAAATGGTTATAAAACTTCAATTTCTTGTAATAGATTAGATATTATTGGAAGTCTTAAAATGATGTTAGAAGAAAAGGGTCTTAAAGTTTCAATTTTAACAAGTTTAACACTAGATGCAGAAAGAAAACAAATATATGAGTCTTTTAATAATGAATTTAATAACTTATGGGACGTTTTGATATTTTCACCTACATTAACTGTTGGTGTTTCAATTATGGCAAAGATTAAAAATCACTACCATTTTGATGATAATACTTCGATAGATCCTATTAGTTCACTTCAGATGATAAAAAGAACAAGAGTTTCTGAGAATATTTTCTATTATGTAAATAAAAGACACTCAAAACTATGTTTAAATTTGAATATTATAAGAAATAAAATTCTAGAAAAAGCAAATTCTAACAATATCATGAGTTCATTAGACTCTACTTTGTTAGAAATGGATAAAGATGGTGAACCAAAATTATCTTTAAGTGGGATTTTAGCGAGTAAAATAGAACTTTTAAACAACTTTTTGAATTATAATAGATCTTTAACATTTGAAAGATTGCTTGAAATGAACTTTTATAATGTAAAAACTGATGTAAATAGTGAAATTTTTGAATTAGAAAGATATAAAACAAATAAAGAAAATCCATTAATGGATAATAGTGAAGAAATTCTTATAAAAACTCTAAAAGAAATGGATTGTGATTTTGAGAAGTTAAATGAAAACTCAAAGAATATCTTAAATAATGTATTTAAAAATACTGAAGTAGATTGGAAGAATATAACTGAGAAAAAATTACAATTAAGTAAAATAATTAAAAAGTGTATGAATGAAAACTTAGGAATTTTGAAAAAAGGATATTTGTTTAAAATATTTCATTCTAACTTTTCATATGAAACATTGCAAGACTTGCTTTTTATGAATAAAGATAATATTGAAGTAATGGGATTTATTGAAGATATTCAAAGATTTAATCTAAAATTCAAAGATGAGAAAATTCAGAAGTATTCTATAAACTCTGAAACTCAGAAAATTCTGAAAAAATGTGGATATATAGAAAAAGATGAATATTTAGAATTAGATGAAACAGTAAAAGATACATTTGAATTATTCAATATAAAGAAGAAATTTGAATTTAGAAATGAATATAATTCTGATTTCAGAAAAGAAATGGTAAATTCATTTTAAAGAAGTATTTAGAAAACTCAAAGTCAAAGTTATTCTTATATAAGAAAACACTTTCAAAAGTCAATTCAATTTCTTTTGAAAGTGAAATGAAATTTTCTTTAGAAATGAATTTTTCAAAAGAAAAGTTATTCTTATATAAGAAAACACTTTCAAAAGTCAATTCAATTTCTTTTCTAAGAAATCATTTTGAAACTCTTTGACTACGAGTTTCAATTTAACTTCTCAAAAATAAAGAAAATATTCTTACAATAACCAAAAGGAGAAAAAATGTTTAATCATATAGATGTAAAATATTTTAAATTATGTGCTCCAGAAATAGGTAAAGAAACTGCAGTTGATATTTCTGCAAAGTGTCCAGTTTGTGGGGATTCAAAAACAGGTAAAAAACATAGACTTCACTTATATGAAAGAGACGGTTTAACTTTAGTTAAATGTTTTAACTGTGGCCTTCATAATAATATGTATAATTTCATTAAAAATTATTTTCCTAATTATCTTTTTAACTACAAGAAAGAGTGTTTTCAAAATAATCTATTTTTCAAAGAAACATTTGAAATACCTAAAGAAGATATAAAAGAAAATGATTTAGGAGATGAATTGAAATTTGAAACAGATTTAGATAGCCTGGATTGTGGATTGGATTTTTCAGAAGTTAAAGAAAAACTCATTGACTGCGAGTTTCAAAACAACTTCCCAGAAAATGAATTGCCTCAAAATTTCAAATATTTCAAAAGTTCATTTATGAGTGGTATTGAAAATGATGAAAATATTTACAATTACTTGTTAAGTAGAAAAATTAAATATTCTCCAGAAACTTTTGGAGAATTTAAGATATTCAAACAAGATCTAAATTTGGATAACAGAATATTTAAACTTTATAATAGTATAATTATCCCATTTTATTGTAACAATTTTAAAGATATGTATGGATTTTACTCACGTGATATTTCTAAAAAAGATTTCAGAACGTGTAACTTAAATACTGGTTATAAAATTTGGAACTGGTTCAATATAGATAAAGATAAAGAAGTATATATTTTCGAAGGAATTTTTGATGCATTGAGTTTTTATACTATGTATAATGAAAAAAATATAATAGCATTATGCACTAATGATATAGAAAAAGAAAGACTTCAAGAATTGAAATATCCAGTATTCTGTCTAGATAATGATAAAACCGGAATTAATACTATGTTGAAATATGTAATGAAGCATAAATGCATAATGTATGATAATTTGAAAAATTTTGATTTCAAAGACTTCAATGATGTTCTTTGTAATAATATAATACCTAAAAATATCGAATTTGTTAATTCTTTAGAAGGTATGGTAAGACTTAAGAAATGTTTATGAAAACTCATAAATTGTCTTAAGTCTTTTAATTATTCACCATCACCAATATCTGCACTATTACCACTATCCGATGAACCATCAGAACTATCATTGGTATTAGGATTATTTGAAGTATTTACAATATAAGAATAATCATTTCTAATGATATTTTGTGAATTTTTCTTTTTAAATTCTTCTAAATTGTAATTATAGAAGTCTTCTAAACTTATCTCAGAATCAAAACTCATATTCATTCTCCAATAATTCTAATGTTATTTCTTTAGTTTTTGATTGTAAAATCCAGAAATTTATTGCTAAATCATATAATCCACTATTAGGTAAATTATGCGGAAAACTACCATTTTTCTTCATTTCTTTAATGAATTGCCAACCAATCCACTTAGGATATTTTGATTTTTTAATACCCAAGAAAACTTCTTCTTTTTGTCTTGATTTATATAACGGAATTTGAATTAAAAGTCTAAACGTTTTTTCAAGATTTAATTCTGAATTACTCATTTCTATTCTTTCTTTTATTTCTATTTATTAAATAAACATTTTCAAAGAAGTCATTTCAAAACTCGTTGAACTTGAGTTTTCTTAAATCTTCTTTTTAAAGAAAATTCTAAGAAAACGATCGAAAATTCAAAGTCAAAGTGCTTTCTTATATATAAGAATAACTTTTCTTTTGAAAGTGAAATGAAAATTTCTTTAGAAATGAAT